CCGTTGATCAGAAAATCAAGCCGTGTGGCTAGAAGTGTCTCGGTTGTGGAAATCCCGTTGCGGTCTAGCGCGTCGGGGCTAAGAGTGATGACCTTTGGTTGGGACATCTTTATATCCTCTTCAGTATATGGGTGCTACTTGTTCTTCGATTTCGCCTTCGTTGTGGGTTTTGATTTAGCTGCCTTCTTTGGCTTCAGGACGGGGGCCTCGGATTTACCGAGACCCACGCTTCTGATCCAATTGGTCGCGTGTTCACGACCTTCAAAGGTTTTGACGAAATTCTCCTCGTCAGGCCCACCGATAACCTCAACGGCCCACTTGTTGCCTTGTTTGGTTAAGTTGGTTTGCATGATGATTATCTCTCGTTCGCAACGAAGATGTAATCGAAGTCCGAAGTGTCGGCAGCGGCAGAGCCGTTAAGCAGACCGAAACCAACAGCCAGTTCGTTGGCTGGGACATCAATGCTGGACATGGTGTCAACCAACACGTCATTGGCATAACACTTGATGGCGTCAACGCCATCCCAGTACGCGGCCAAGGTGATGAACGTGTTATCCGCCACGGTGGCGATAGTCGCGCTATCGGTGTCGGTGGTGTTGTCGTCGTTGTTAAAGTAAACAGCGGCGGCACCGTCAACGCTCTCGAACTGAAAGCGCGTGGTGGCGTCCTGCGGGGTGGTGTCGGTTGAATGCAGACCAACGATCCAGTCGCTCTGAATGGCGTTACCAATACTCACGCGGGTCTTCAAGAAAGCCTTTTTGCCGTCAACCAGCTTGAAAGTCTCGGAAATCCACTCCGCGAAGATGCCGTCGTTCTCGTTGGCAGCGGTGGTGATGCGGGCCAGACCGCCGTCAGCGTCTGGGACGGTGATGGCGGAGGTGCCAGTACCAACCGAAGTCGCCGTCAAGGTCCACTGGGCCGCAATCGGAGTGGTATCAAAATCGTCAAAGAAGATGTGCCACTTCGTGGGGTCAAGCATTCCATATTCATATAGGGGGTTACCGGGCGCGACGTTGGAAACGCCTCCGTTGAAATGTGTAGGCATTGATCAGTTCTCCTATTGGTTAAACCATGACACGCATTAGGCGGGCCACAATCAAATGCTGGTCCAGTGTAAAGGGGTTATTTTGGGAGTGCCAGACTAAATATTGACCGAGCAATGTTTGTACTAATCCTGTACTAGACTATTCTGCTTTTTGCCACGCTGCGTAGTCCCTGTGATAGTAATGGAGGAGGCGTTCCCGGTATTTTGGTTTGTTACCGATGATCTCAGTGATGCGTTTACTCACCCTTGCCTGATGCCCCGCCGCCTTCCGGATGTGGCCATCCGCCGGTGGCTCGACACCCAACCAGTCCCACAGCTTGTCGATATGCTCCAGCTTGAACATCTTCACCCCCGACATGTCGCCCCAGTGGGCGGACTGCCGTTCGGTGTGGGGGTCGTGATGTGGGTCCTGTAAATACTCAGACAGCCGCTGCTCATCCGTCAAGGCTTCGACGTGCGGCCTGTTCTCCTCCGACACGTCCTTCTCGGTGAGCGCCCCCACATAGTGTTGCGCCATCCCTGACGGCCACCGCTCAAGGGGGTGACGCACCAACGTGCAGAACGACCACGGGGCAGCAGGGGTCGTGAGGTGCGGGTACAGGTCCTTGATCCATACCGGATCGTCCAGAAGAACCCGGCTTGAGGTCTCGCCCCACCTTAAATGGTGCTGTAGGGCCGCGCTCACTGTCGATGAAGCCAGCTTGGGTATCATGATGAAGGCGTGAGGGGCTTTGAATACGAATTTGGTCATTGTGGATAACTATGCTAAACTGTTGTTAATGGGGGAATTATTGTCATACCTAGCCGGTATTATTGACGGCGAAGGGTCCATCGGCTTCTATTCCGAAGGGAAGGGTCGGGGGCGGCGGCTGACTATTGAAGCGAACATGACCGACAGAGTAATAATCGAATTGTTGCAGAGTATGTTTGGTGGTTCTGTGCGTCATAGATCACCGCAAGGGCTTGGTAAAAAAGACAGTTGGCATTGGCGGGTATCCCACAAAAAAGCCAGAGCGGCCCTCATCGTGTTACGGCCATACCTGTTGCTCAAAGGAAAGGGGGATCAATTTCTTGACCCCCCTCCCTCTTAGCAAACCCGGTTTACGAAGAACCCGGTGATCCGAAGACCCCCAGATAATCCGAGACGCCGAAGCTGTAACGCTCACGGGCTTTGTAACGGACGTTTCCGCTATCAAAGTCGCCGTCCATCGAAGTGGACATGCCGACACGGTTGAAATACTTCAAGCCGTTCGGAACATCGGTTTTGATGAACCAAGCGTTGGTATCAGTCAGATAATGGTTGACCGCATAACCACCACTGATCGTGCTGTTGTGGACGATTGCGTTCACGTCGTTATCAGCAACACCAGTCTTGTACTGGGAGTTCAGAATGCGCGTAGCGACAAACTGTAAGTTGGTCGGGATGATCAACTTGACGGGTTGTGCCGCGATCTTCAGAGCGCGTTCGTCAGTCCAGTTAGAAATCTGAATGGTGGCGTCTTCGAGAGACGTTTCATTCAGATCGGTAGCGGTAGCGGGCCGGTTGGAGAGGTTCGCGCCCTGCACGATTGAGTGCGAGGTCGAGAACAACTGGTCGCCGTCACCAGACAGATAGCCTGTGGTGGCGGTGAACCCCGTGTTGAACGGCACCATGGCTTTGACTTGCTTGGTGTAGTTCATGGCACGGGCCAGAGCCTTGGTGTACCGTGAAGACAGACTGTCATACAGGTTATCTTCCATCGCTTCTTCGGTGATGGAGAAACCCATGGCAATCGTTTCATGGTCGAACCGTTGGGTGAAACTCTCCTGTGCGGTGTCGTAGGAGATGCCGCCGCCTTCTTTCTTGACGGGGGCAGCGCCGAAGCCGCTCAGTTTAGTTTCTTCTTCAAACGAACGCTCGGAAGTCTCGGTGTCATAGCATTCCGTGTGTTCGTCGGTGTACTTATCGTACTCAAGGCCAAACAGGGCATTAAGACCCGGCAGGAGTTCCTTGAGTAATTGTGCGCGTGATATTGCAGCCATTGCTCAATACTCCTTATGTGCCAAGAGCGAGATTGTACTGATGGATGTCGGCATTCCACATGACAAGCATGTCAGTGAAAGCGTCAGCCACAGAACTATCAACGCCATCGACAAAGTCGATGGTGCGGAAAGGGAACGTCCCAGTGGTGGCCGGGGTCGTCGCTTCGAGCGACAACACTGACTTACCAATGTTCGAGTTCCCGGCGACGTAGGTGCTGACTTCAGCGTTGAGACCAAGCATAGCTTGGGTGAAAGAACCTTCACCCTGAACTTGGAAAATCTGCCGGGGATCGTCAGCAACATGAGCCAAGATGTCCGTCGCGGACGTGGACGCAGTCCACATCTGAGAGAACAACTTATAATTCAGGCTCGGATCGGTGAAGCTACACCCTTGAAAAATCCCAATGGGACGTGACGAGGATGCGGCAACGTCGAGTTCGATTGTACCGGCGGCAACGAGTTCCGCGACATCACCAAAAAACATGGAGGTGCCATAGGAATTCGTCATCTTGAGTTGGCGGAATGAACCGTTTTCAATTCCACCAAGTCGGTTTACCGGAACAAATCCGTAAGGGGCTGCGGTAGCTGCCATCTTACTGCTCCTTTACAAAGTTACACTAATGCAGACGGGTGTTACCGCCTACGACCAGCGCCAAACGACGTTGAGGATTTCCGTTCTGTTTCCAGAAGGGGCATCCGTGGATCGCTTTCGCGCATAAAGTTTTGATCCACGCTTTCAGCCTGATCTTTAGCCATACCTTGGTAATATTCATCTCGTTGACGCATCAACTCTTCAGAACACTTACACAACATAAGACCACCGATGACGACGTTGTCTTCAAACTTCGTGTCTTCATCGGACATGATCATCAACTCAGGATGATCCTCTGCTAGACAAGGCTCCCAACCTTCACGATACCGCATGGAGACATTCCGGTTGTCGGTCTTACCCAACATATCGGTTCGTATCCAACGGAAAGCATATCCGTCTTGCGGGGTGGGGTTCGGCAGGTTTGCGGGTGGCGTATAGTGGGTCACCCGCGCTTCTGTTTCGCGTGTCTCAGTATCTCGCTCTGCTGGAGCGGTGCGCGTTTTAGCCATTCAACTGTTCCTTTGCTACTTGAGCGGCGTATTGCTTGTTCGTCAACCCAAGTCTCTTTGCGAGAGAGACTTGAGTGGAGGTTAGCTGCACTTTGCGCGGGGATTTACCGCCCCGTGACGGCCCACCAACCGGCGGCTTCTTCTTTCGGGTCGCAGCGGGGGAACCCCCGTCACCTCCTAAATCCCCGTCAGAAGTAAACTTGTCTGGAAACACGTTACGCATAGATGCGTCGATCTTGGCGTAATAATCTTCATGGACGCGAGGGTCCAAGCCACTCGCTACCAGTTGCTGGTGTACGCCAACGGCGTACCCAGTCATGTCTTCATCACCTGACCGCTGGAACCACGGGTTCTTCCGTATCCACTCCATGGCGCGGCTATCAGGCGGGGCGTTCTGCGGCTGTCGTGGGGCCGCTGGCGCTTGACCTGATACCGGTTGTTTCGCCGGTGCGCGGGGGCGGGCGAACTGCTCGGCTTGCACCTTGGTGAGTTTCTCTTGAGCCTCAAGGAGTTTATCGGTGTCGCCACCCTCGTAGGCTTCTTTGAATTCGGCGCGGGCTACCTCAAGCTGGGCGTCCGTCCGCTCTCCGTATTGCTCAAGCAATACTGCGTTGGAGCTTTCAAGGCTCTGCTTGAGGTTCTGGTTATCTCCAGCCACCTGTTCGGCGTATCGAACCGCCTCTTCAGTTTGGCGCACTGCGGCCTCTTTGGCCCGGCGCTCTTCGTGGAACTCAAACTTGACCGCTTTGATGCGCTTCTGAGCATTCTCCGAGTAATTTTGAACTTCCTGCTCGAATTCATCGCTATCAACATCAACACGATCCCCGGCGGGGCGGGCGGCATCCCGGATATCTTCTTCCGGGGTGTCATCAAGAACTTCAATCTCAATCTCGTCGCCGCCATCATCACCCTCATCGGGTTCAGGGAGATTGTCAGGCTCTTCAAATTTCGCTGCTGGTTCTGGTGCCATTATGCTCTACTGTACCCCCGTGGGTCGAGGACAACGGCCTGAACCGTGTCGTCGTTAATAATGCGGAATTCCTTGCCATGGACGGTAAACCGAACCCCCTTGTAGGCACCGATTAGGACGAAATCGCCCTTTTGGCACCACGGCTCGGCGTCTGGGCCAAACCGGTCATTATCTTGGTAGCACCTGTCGCCCATCTCCAAGACCAGTCCAATAACAGTGGAGGTCCGTTCAATGTCCATAGTGCTGTCTGCTTTAAGGATACCCCCGGAAGTCCTATCCTCGACATCCGGTATGGCGATAAGCATACGCCAGCCCTTGGGGCTGGGTAGCTGAGTTGCGGTGGCTTCGTCTTTGTCGAAGCCAACTAACTCAGGGGTCTTGATTTCTTTGATCTTGGCGGCTGAACCACTCATTTATCGAGTTTCTCCTGCTCTTCGATCTCCTCAAGGACATCTAAAATGCACCTTTCGGCTACCGCTAAACCTTCAACCTTGCCACATTGCTTTGCGTATTCCATCGCCACTTCCGTGGCACCCCCAGCGGCTAAACACCCGCCGGTGTCGATGTGATCCGCAGTCTCATTCATACTACGACGAATGCGATCCTTGATTGTGTTTAGAATATTATCGGTCAATGTTCAAACTTTCAATAGTTTTATTTATCTTCGGGCGTCTTTTGTTCATTTCCGGATTTACCACGTAGGCCGTCCATCGCTTTCCCGGCCAACTGGGCCAAGGCTTGAAAACGGGAGGTTTCCGCCTGTGTGTCGGTCTGATGTCCGGACGTTTCGGCCTGTGCATCGGTCTGATGCTCGGACGTTTGGGCTTGCATGTCGGCGCGGGCGATATCGATGCCACCCCGCAGACCAGCGATCTTCTCCTGCGACGCGATCCTTTCGCGTTCGATCTTGTCGTCCTCGACGCCAAGGGCGACATCGACGCCCATACGCGCTCCAGCTTGGTCTTCCTGCGACTTGACCCGTGCCTCTTCGGTCATCAGCTTCTGGATTTCCATCAGATTGTCGATCTGCTGCTGTTGCTGCTTCATCCCCATCTCCATACCAGCGATCTTCTCTTTGGAGGCGATCTGCTCTTTGCCCAGCATCGCCCGCAGTTTGTCGGCCATGCTCTTGCGCTGGACCTCGTTGGCTTTGGTCTCCATCTCGGCCTTCTGTATCTGAAGGACCGGATCGTTCTGGGCTTGAGCGTTCTTCTGGGCCTGTGCCTCGGCAATATCCTTCTTGAGGAGTTTGTCAGCGGCGTCAGCCACCAGCTTGGACAACTGGACCTCGGCATCCGCCGGAAGGTCCGCATCGAACTCTGGCATCGGTACGCCCAACTGTTTCTCAATCTCACGACGGTACTGGTGCGCCACATGCTCTTGAAGGTGAGCCGCTCCCGCCGCCGCTATTGCTTTGACCGCAGGAGACTTACTGAGGACCGCTTGTATTTTGGGGTCCTCAGACGCCGCCATGTGTACCTTGATGTGGCTGGTGTGGTCCTGATGGGGGTGCGCCTTGACCGGTTTACCGGTCATAATCGCCATATTCTCGGCCACCGGGTCCATCGGCTTCATTTCGTCTTCCATCGGGATGATCTTGTCGGCGTTCTCAATCCCCATGACATCGATCATCTGCCGGTGCAGTTCCTTCTGGTCGTAGATGTGCGGCGCTGACTGCGCCATCTGCATCACAGCTTGGTGCTGCATGATCCGGTGCGCCATGGTCGAGGCGTTGGGGTTGGATACCGGTAGAATGTCAATCCGGCCATCATAATCTTTCGCCCGTGTCGCCCCTTCCTCAACTTCATACTCATATTGGGCGGGGGCATGGTCCCGGACGAGATTGGCGATCAATTTAAACTCACGGCGCATGGCGGCGTGAATTCGGGCGTGGACGCCGGTCATGACCTTCATACCGCGCTCCAGAATGGCCAACGTGGTGCCAACTGGGGCTTGAGAGTTCATATCGCTGATCTTGAGGTCGGCAATGGAGGCGATATTGCGCCCCTCTTCGACAATCTGGCCTAAAAGGGCGTGGAGGACGCTCGACGGCTCTTTATAGGGCACGAAGGTGATGTTGTCCTTGATCGCGCCGCCCGGTACGTCCACATCGCGGAATTCGCCGGGTCTCAAAGGGCTGTCGTCGCCCTTGATCCGCAATCCACGGGATTTCAGTCCAGCAGGAAGGTTAGAAAGCGTCCCTGCGTCCACCAACTGACGAAGAATAGAAGTAGCAGACTTGGCAATGCCACCGAGAAGATGAACCAGACCAATACCATAAAACCCAAGTCCCGGAAGGTAAGGGTAGTGAATGAAGAACTCGTTCTTCTTCTTGAGTTCATCACTTTCTTCCCAGTTCCTATAAACACCCAGCACGATGTCGCTGGATTTATCGATTGTCACGATATATGGCACGGCGACCCCGGTGGGTTCGCCATTCTCGTCCATGTCCTCGAAGCCTTCAATATCATACTCGACGTGCATCTCCAAGAGCGTGTTACGGTCATCTTTTTCGGCCTTCGGGGCCTCTCCTGACGCTTTGGCCTCTTTCTCCTCCACGTCGGTATACTCGGTGGTGGGTTCAGGCACGTCGATTTCACGGTATTGGCCCGCACGTTGGGCTTTTTTAAGGTCGTTGGGCGTTATCTTCATGACGTGGGTCATACGGGGGCACGAATTAAGGTCTGTGGTGCCGTAGGCGACGACAAAATCGTCCGCCATGACGAACTTGGAGGTCTGACGGCCAAAATTCGGGTCGAGATAGACCTTTTTGAAGATTGACCCGGCAATAGCTAGATGGAAGAGCGCCTGTTCGTGTTCACCCCGGTACTCGGTCATGATTTCGGTGCATTGGTAGTTCATATCATCCTGCACACGCTTCATCTGCTTGTCGCGTTCCCGGTCAGCCTTACCGATTACCCGCGCCAAGACCGGCCCCGCCGCCGGGAAGGTCTCGGTCATGGCATCGGCTTGGAACTTGACCACGGCCTCCGTCAGGATCGGGTGGAAGACGCCACTCGCGCCAGCCCACGGCTGACTGCGGCTCTCAATTTGCAGCCCCAGTAGGGAAATACCCTTAATATACGCCTTCTCCCACGGCTCTCTGGTTTCCTTGTCGTCCTTGTATGCTTGGACGAGGTCACTGGCCATGCCGGTCAGGACCATGTCATCGATCAGTTCGGCCAAGTTGTCGCCGTGTGCGGTCTCTTCCTGCTGGGTGGCCTCTGGGTCAAAGTCAATGACGACGCCACCGTCTTCATCCTCGGTCTCCTCGGCCAGTTCGAGGTCCATCTCCTCCGCCGCCAGTTCAACTTCAATGTCGCCTGAACCTTCAACGTCCAGATCAGACGGGATGAGTGCTTTATCTACGGCCATGACGCCCCCTAATAATATTCATATGATTTCAGAGGAAGGTCCTGTATGTCGTCTTCCTCCTCGTCCTGTGTTGTCTGGATGAACCCGCCTTGCCTGTATCTCAGCAACGCCTGTGTGGAACTATCCACGTAATCGTCGTGTTCGCCCGCCGGGAACTCGGCAAACTCCTCAATGACCTCATCGGCCCAGCGGTGTTCCGGTGCCCAAATAACGCCACTGGCGAATAAATCCGACACGGCGTTGACACGAGCGATCTTGTCGTTGCCCCGGCTTGGCGTAAATTCCGAGACGGGTATACCCATCTCGCGCAACTCATAAATCAATGGCGATCCGCTGGCGCGTTTCTCAACGATGAGGGCTTCAGGTTCCCACTTGAGATACATCTCCTTGGCCAGCTTCTTCAACTCAGGGAACTCCATACGCTTTCTATATGCGTCGAGCAATATTAAGTTGGGCATGAATTTACCAGTTTCGGGGTGTTCGTGGCTGAATACACCCCACGTCGTACAGGCGCTGTAATCCGCCCGCTGGTTCTTCTCGAACGCCGTATCCCATGATTGGATAATAAATTCTACCTGCGGGGGTTCGCGGTGTTCCCACCGTTTCCACCAGTCGCGTTTGACCAATGCGCCCTCTTCGGCTGTTGGCGTCTGCTGGTACTGCGCCATCCACTTCGGGATCGGCAGTTCCTCTTTGATGGCGAGGATTTCCGCTTCGGGCCAGTATTCGGGCCAGATCGGTTTGCCGCTCGGCAAGATCGCGGGAAGTTCGATGACCTCCCACTCTTCGCCGGTCTGGTTCTCCGCCGCCGCCTTGAGTACCCTGCCGGTCAAGTCGCGCTTCGACCAACGTGTCATGACGATGACGATGGCCGCGCCGGGCTGTACGCGCTGCCGGGGGCCTGATGTGTACCATTCAAACACGCTGTCGTAGATTTCTGGTTTGGTCTCGGCCTGTTTGGCCTGTTGTTCACTATGTGGATCATCGATGATGATCAGGTCGCCGCCACGGCCCGTCAGGGTGCCGCCCACACCAACCGCGAAATACTCTCCCCGCTCCGTCGTCTTCCATTTACCCGCCGCCGCCACGTCTGCGTGGATTGAAGTATTTGGAAACACTTCGTGATAGAGATCGTCGCTGATGGTGTCACGGACCTTACGCCCAAAGTCCACCGCGAGGTCTGATGTGTTGGACGCCTGAATGACATATTTGTGTGGGAAGTGCCCAAGGAACCACGCTGGGAACATATGAGACGCGAATTCGCTCTTGGTGTGGCGCGGGGCCATATTGATGATGACCCGCTTCAGCGTCCCGGCCACGACGCGCTCGAACGCATCAGCCATGATCTTGTGATGATAGCCCTCAATGAACCCCGGCCAGACCTTCTTTACAAAAGGAATGAACTTGTCGGTGGCGTTACCCCGTGACTTGGCGGTGTCCAGCAAATCCACCAAAGCGAGGAGGTCGCGCTGTTCATCCATAGGCAATTCGGGGATACGCGCAATGCGTTCCTGAAGATTGCTTAGTTCCATTTCAGAAAAGTACCCCGGAACTAGGTTCCGGGGCAAGTTAAAACAGGGAGGTCGTCACATCCATGTGACGTTTGACCCGAGGGGGTGGGTCAAGCGTTCTTTATATCAGTGATTTCTTTGCGGCGCAACTTGGCCAGCTTCGTCATCTCCATCAGGGCTTTGCGGGCGCGGGTGCCAGCGGCCTTGTTGCCGTCAGCAAACTTGGCCTCATCATCCAGCCAGTTGTGGTAAACGGTGTGTAGCTTCTCAACGGTATCAGACATTCATCGCTCCTAAGTATAAGGGTTGTGGGGTGTAGGTACGGGGGGCACATCCGGTTCGGGGGACGCCGCTGGGGGAGCAACGCCCTCGACCAAACGGATTGACCGGGCAAGGTTAGGTATCCGTTGGATGTACCCCCGCGCCTCTAGCTTGGAAACCCAGCCAGTCACACTGGCCTTACTCTTGGCTCCCAAGGCTATTCTGATTTCATCATAAGACGGCGCGAAGCCGTGTTCGGCCCAGAAGGCTTCGATGAAGTCCAAGCATTCTTTCTGTCGTGGGGTCATAGGCTCTTCATGATCTCGTCAATCACCTTCAAGAAGTTCTCTTTGTGGTGCTTCGGGCTGACGCCCGCCGCCTCAAAGACTTTGTCGTCAATGTCGCGGACCTCCCGAATAGCGGTGCGGGCGAGACGGTTGGTGTCGAAGGCGTCTGCGTCCTCGCCTTGGCTCTCTATATCTCTCGCTATTGCCCCGCCAATATCCACTTTGGTGGGGGTCTGGATAATCTGGCTAGAAGCACCGCCGGGGGTCATTTGCGCCTGTGATGATGTCATCGTGGCGACGCCGCCACCGCCGCCTAATCCTCTTCCGACTCCCATACCGATCTCCTGTACCTGTTGGTTCATCTGGGCTTGGGCGTGTTGCCGCGCCAGTTCTAAAGAGTATTGCGCGTCGGTGATGCCCATACGCTTCGCCATGGCTGATTGGGCGGTGGTGAGGGTGGGGACCGGAGAGACGACACCGGGCGCGATAGTGTTGCTGTCGTCATCGAACGCGGTCATGGCGTACCCGCGCCGACCTGCGGGCCTGTCCCAGTCATATAGCCCTGCGCCAACAGCCAACATGGTGGTGGTGTCTTCAGCCGATTTCTTCTTAAATAATCCGAACATATACAAAACCTATCCAAATGTAGTCCAAACGTCAATAGTTAACCCGGTCCTTGGGTCGCCAAGTTTTCGTGAACACCCGTTTGTGATGCTCTTTGCACCACGAGGTGTGCTTGAACACTGGTTGGGCACAGGTCAGGGGGTCGCCCTTGGCCTTACCCTCAATCCACAGGCACTGCCGTGGCCGGGTCTTGGAGAACCTCACCCGCCTCGTTGCCACCGCTTGCTCCAAATCCAGCTACTAAGCCGCGAGATGATGCTCTCCAGCTTCTCTATTGGCCACGTGTGCCAGAAGCCCGTGTATCGTCGTACCGTCATGCTAATGTACCCTATGCTTCAAGTTGTGCAGTATCAGCCCCGCCCCGGCCTCATCCACGAAGTCATCCATGTTGTGGATGATCAGGTCCAGCATGTACTCCCGTTGAAGCGGTGTGGACGCCGCGATCATCGATGCCAGCCCCTGAACGAAGCTGCCGATGATGGCCTCGCCCTCCCAGTCCTTGGCTCGGTAGTCCAAGAATATCCGCACCAGATCGCAGTGGGGGCAGGTATCGTCCTCGTCTTCATGGTTTGGCATTATTTCTCCCCAAACACCTTGTTGTAGCCATCACAGTAGACCTTCGACGGCGCGGGGGAAGCCTTAAAGTTGGGGTCCTGCGCGACGCGCTGTTCGTGCTGGAGATAATATTGCGCGTCCTTCTTGCCGTCCCGCGCCTCTATGGCGTGTTGGTTGCGGCGGTTGGCCTCACGGCGCTTCGTCTCTTCCTTGGTCTCTGGACGGCGCTCGACGCGCTTGCCGAAGATACGGGCGTGGCCCTCGCTGTACGCTTTGTTAGGGGGTCCGGTTCTGAATTTATCTTGATGCATCGTCACGGTTCCCATAAATCTTGAAGCGGCAGTATTCGGAATACATTTCCTCGAACCACGGCTCCGTCATAAAATCATAGAATCTGCTAAACCAGCTCATCGTCTAAATCCTTATTCAAGGGTGGTTGATCGTCCAAATCTTCTAAGGCTTTGCGGATGGCTAAAAGCGCGGTTATATCTTTCCCGAAACACCGACAATCTTCAAGGGCTGTCAATATCGCCCCACCTATGAGAATACCACTCGCCGCATCGACCACGGCTTGCATCTTGGTCAGTCCTACACTACGCATTGCCTGAACGCACCGTTCTGTCTCAGCGGCTACGGCTTCTTCAATGGCTTGGATATACAACGCTGTGTGTGGGTAGTCCTGAGACTGTACCCATTTGACTCGTTCTTTTGGGGTCATGATGTTAAAATCCACGATTGATTGTGCTATTTGTTCACGCATCGTCGTTGCTCCTGTCTAAGTCACCTTCGTATTGCGTTAATTGGCAATAGCGCAACGTGATGGTTGCTTTATGTAAGCATAGCTATCCACATCGCTTTCCAAGCTGCTTTAAGATCGTCTTGGCTTATTAAGCCACCACTCTCCTCAACAGCGCCTCGACCTACCTGTAGGACGTTCTTAGGCGGCTCTCTCAGTACAATGACAAAGCCAGCGTTTCTTAGGTCTTGCAGGACGGCATCAGCAGTCAAAAGATCATACTCCATCACCTCAGACCAATCTTGGGCCGTAGTCCTGATGTTAAAGGCCGCGATTGATTGTGCTATTTGTTCACGCATCGTCGTTGCTCCATATAGGTTGAGACAGCCGGGACGGTAGCCCCCGAGAGAAGACCCCGCCCCGACGCCCCAATCACCGGCTATTTATCTGGGCAGAAGGTCAGCCGGGTCATTGGGAATATCCTAACCGCTCATACCACTCGCCCGCGCCGCGGACGATCTTGGCCACCTGCGCGTCGGTCATGACCTCGCGTCCCTGTCCGACCTTTCCCTTACGGAAGAAGGCACCGCCTTTCTCACTGGCTTCATCCCAGCCATGCGCTGCCTCATCTTTCTTGAGGGTGTGAAAGTTGGCGTGGCTGATCGCCGTCGCCACACTCTCAAAGTCATCAGGCATCCGAAGATGTTGAGCAAGAGTGTGAAAATTGTTTGGCATATTCTCATACTTCAGGCAGAGGCCACAGTGGGGCCACCAACTGGCGACGTGTCGGGGCCAATCTCTGGCAACTTCATCCGCCATGCGAGTAACCGACACCCCGAAGAAGGCGGCGCATGAAACGACCACATCGACGGGGTCCCGAACAATATATATGCTCTTATTTGCACCGTGTCTCTCCAGACTGTACGGATGGTGGGCTTTGCCGAAATATTCCCGTTTGGCCTTCATCGGCTTCCGCGTGTCGGTGTAGAAGGGCAGAGAAGAAATCTCTTCCAGTGTTAAGGGTCGCCCTTTGGATATCATCAGATTTGCGAGGAATATACGAACCCACGTATTCCCTGACTTTGGAAATGATGCCAGCCAACGGACGTGATCGCGGCTTGGAATTTCGCTGGGTATACTTGGAATACTCAAGGCTTCCGTCATCATATCTGATCCACATTTCTGTTGGTGTTTTCATCGTTTTGCCCTCTCCATGTATCTCGCCCGTGCCACCGGCTTGACCAAGGCCCACAGCAGTAGGTCTTCTTTGGCCAAGGCTTTGGCGCGTTGTAGTTGGGTGGTGGTTTTCTTAGCCATGGTTCTTCGGTCCAATCTGCCAGTTTGATGACACCGATATCCGGGTGCCCTTGGAGTAGAACGGATTGACGCTGTGTTCGACGTGCGCCGGGAAGATATACATCTCGCCGGGCTGCGGAGCCGCTGCCGCCAAGTTGATACTCAGCGGCTGGCTCTCGCCCCACCTGAACGATACCGCGCCGGGCAGGGAGTTGCCCTTGTTCTTCTTCATCTCGCGCTTGATCCGGTTGGGGATGTCCAGATAGATGATTGTCGAGATCAGGCCACCGTGAGTGTGCGGAGGGTTGAACTCCCCAGCCTTCATGAAGTTGACCCACGTCTGTTGAAGCACGGGGACGCCGTCTCGGATCAGTGCGGTGTAGTCGCCGCTGGTGTAAGACATCCCCTGCTTGATGTACTCTTCTATATGGGGGCCAAGCATCGACGGCAGTTTGGCGTTATCCTCTGGGGTGAACCGCCACTCCTGTGCGATCATCCCGGCCAAATACTCATTATGCTCGACCTTGGCGGCTTGGGCGCGGCTGGCCATGGCTTTCATCTCGGTGACGATGTCAGGCTGCAAGTCCTGTTGGGTGATCAGCGGCCCAAAGGCGTAGTGGCGCACCTCGCGTGTATGTTCCTCGGCCATTATTTAACCTTCCTTGGTTCGCACTGGGGCCGCTCAATATAGTGGCCATCGATCCAGTGCATGTTGCGTTTAATGATGAGGCTCTCCACGATGGCACATGCCTTGGCTGTCGGGTAGGGGTTGCCATCGACGGGGGCCATGATCCAACCCATCGTGGGGGATAGCAGCATCAGGACGTAGACCGTGTTCACTCGGCCCCTCGTAAAGGAGGCTTGAACGCGCCGGGGGCCAGTTTGTCGGCCTGATCGGCCTCGACGTAGGCGTGGACGGTATTGTCATCTTTGGAGCCGTGGGTGAAGACGAGGCCGCAGCCCTTGGTCGGGCAGCGGGACTTCTCGCCGCCCTTCCACCCTGCTGGTCGGCCAATGTTGAAACCCATCGTGCATGTGGTGCAATGTTTTTTGGTCATAGCGGCAGCAGTGCTTCGAGGACTTCGATGATCGCGATAAGTATTTCCATGTCATGTTCCTTTCTAGATTAAAGTGCCAGTCGCGGTTGCCTGAAAGGTGTCGGATTGCGCCACCCACTGGCTGACGGGGTTTTGGTCATGCGTGGCACTCACCGTCTAATCCACGTCCGGTCTTCAGGCGTGGGACGCCAACCCACCGGCAGGGAAACTGTCATATTAGTACAACACTAGCACAAAGAGCGCACATGTCTATAAATAAATATATTATTATTATTTTGGGGTTTGGTCATGTTGGCTCGTCAGTGTTTCGTTTGCCCGGCGTGGTGGAGCGGGTTGCAGGTGCAGGGCGCTCCCGCGCCCCCACAACAACCATCGCCATCGCCCCACGGCACGTCAGGGTGGTTCTCACAAACCCAACCCTCGCCGTCGCAATTAGCGCAGAGCGGGTCTGACTTATCCAGATCAGAGATTTTCTGCAATTTCTCCATATATTTTTGTACTATTTTTGTGCATATCAGTCAAATATATTTCAAATTTTGCTCAGAAACCCTCAAAAACCCAATGTAATAGAAGCATGGGTCCCATCCATGCCATACCGGGGGGTGGGGGGTCCGCCGGGGCCGGGCCGGGGAGGGGACCCGCCGCCCCCCGCCGCACTATGTGGGCTGGCCAGCGGCGCACTTGTTGGCCGTCTCTCTTATACTGCTGATCACTTGGTCTGCATACAGTAGCACTCACCCCGTGATCAAGGGCATCAGCACCCTACTGCTAACGCATTGATATCGTTAGACTATTCACCTACTTGTCGCATAATCGCTATTATGGAAAATGAGTGCATACCATTGTGTGCATCATGTGCCGAAAGCCTTATCCAGCTTGGCTTGTAGCTGGGCGGTGATCTCTTCTTCGGTCAGGCTATCGGCGGGGATATCGGTTGATCGTTCTAAGAAGAAGGCCGACTTGGCAGACCGTCCGATCATATCCATTGCCTTCAACCTGATGGCTTGAGGTTCCGCCGGGTTGCCGTCCTCGTCCGCTGCCATCACGATCTTCATCAATTCTTTTTCCAGCGTCCCTCGAAGAGAGGCCCCGGAATGCGTTGCCATGTCCGCTTGTTTAGCCCTTCCCGCCTTGATCCTTGTTGACACCTTGCTATTAGCGAACAACCGGGACGCCGCCTCCCAAACGGTGCTGTCTGACATGTTGGCGGTGCTGTAGTTTCGGCGGTAGGCTTCCGCTTGCGACAAGTTTTCATCTGAGAGAATAGATTTAATGAAACCTAATTGTTTGGCCGTGAGGGGTTGTTCCTTTTTCTTTGGTCTCAACTCCACCACTTTGTCGTCGTCCATGTCGTCCTCCACTATTGCCGGGCCAGTGTTTAAAGATAGCCGATTATCCCGCCGATCTCAACATTGGCTGGTAAATACCGGGAGGCATCAGAAATAGTCCTTTGATATCAAGGGGTTACGAGTGAGAACAATGTAGGAACAAACGCGAGGTCGGTATCGGGATAGGGCGTAGGTGCCTAGAAAACAGATGTTGCTGTATGGCCATCCTAGAGCCTCACAGGGCCTATTGAGATAAGTCAATGATATCAATGGGTTAGTGATATGCGCTGATCTGGCGGTGCGCCGGTGATCGATGCCAGAAAAACGGTGTATATAGAAAGGTATCAAACAAAAGTGGAACAAAGTAATTAAATGTAAGGCAATGAATTATAATGTTGACTTATGTAAAACACATCTTTATAGATGGTGGTGCGGTTGGCGACAGCCGTGGGCGGAATTCCCCGCTCTCCCCCTTCCCTCCGGGATGCAGTGGAAAACCAAAATACGGTACATGCCCCGTTTCGCCGCTTTAGAAATGGCCTCATGATCGGTAACGCCTCCGGGAAATAAATCGATCCGCACGGCACCAGAACCCCCAAGGGCTGGGTGGCAACAATAGCAAGTTGCTCCGGGCCATGGTAACGCCAACAAAATTGGGGCCGTCGAAACATATGCTGAGACGGTAAATCAGCACCGATTAGCCGGGTGAGAAATTCCCCGGCTTTTTATCCATTTAATCCACCAACCCTGAAAGGTCATATTATGACAATAAAAAACACTGATAACTGGGTGCCAGCATGTGGCGGCACTGAGATGCCCTTTAAGACCCGGACTGGCGTCAAGGTCCAATACCTTTGGAACCCGGCAACCGGCGAACACCGCTACATTGATTGCGGCACCGACATCCTGATCCCAAACGACGATCTCGCTCACGTCTTTGGCTATTAAATCCAACAACCTGAAAGGCACAATATCATGTCTAATATCCCAACAGTGACCCCCTCCGAAGTCCCGTCTTTTGTTAACTATTGCCGGGACAATAATCACGTCCTGTTTGTTTGGGGACCGCCGGGCTGCGCCAAGTCCAGCACCATCCAGCAAGCCGCCGCCGCTATCGCAGACAACAACGACTGGCAGTTCAACAGCGACACCAGCCCCATCGAGGTGACCGATCCGGCCAACACTTTCGGCCTGATCGATAACCGGGTATCGATGGATGATGCATCTGATGTGAAAGGCTTCGGGCATCTCGATACTGAGACCATGACAACCACTTTCCTGACACCGGATCGTCTGCCCAAGGCGGAGCGGGACGGGCATCAAGGCATCATGTTATTAGATGAATTCCCGGACGGCCCGGACCTCGTTCAAGCCGGATATAGCCAGTTGATCTTGGACGGTCACATTGGCAACTACCAGTTCCCCAAAGGATGGCAGATAATCCTCGCCGGGAACAGGGTCTCAGATCGGGGATCAGCGAAGCGTGTTGGCAACCAATTATTGAACCGTTGCTTCCATATTGAGATGGTGCCCTCAATCAAAGATTGGTCAGCGTATGAACTGGCTAATGGCGGTGACCGTGTCACTGTCGGCTACGTCCGGGCACGGCCTGAAGTGATTAACATTTTTAATCGCGGAGATGTTGCTCACTGCTCCATGCGTTCCCTGTCCGCCGCAAGTGATGTCGGGACCAAGGTTGATGATCCAGTATTCAGGGAAAAACTGGTTGCTGGCTTTGTTGGCACAACAATCGCCAACGAACTGGAAGGATACCGCAAGCTAATCGCAAGCGGCCAAGAAATCCCAACTTGGAACCAGATCATCACCGATCCGCTGGAAGCCCCGGCACCCACCAGTGGGGCAAGCCAAGAGCTGGCGTTGTCGTATGCGGTGATTGGCATCATCTCATACAACACCAGCAAGGTGGAAGAGATGCCAGCGGTCATCCAATATCTGGGCCGCATCCACAAGGACGTGGAAACCACCTGTATGCACGATCTCTTCGGTCAAAATGCAGACCTGTTTGACTGCGAAGCGGCAACCCAATGGAGAGCAGACAACCCGGACGTAATTTTGGGCAAGTAATCAAACGGGCCGGGACTATGTGATCTCCCGGCCCAACTTATTCAACCTGAAAGGACTATCATCATGACAAATACAGTACATTCTCTCTCTGACAAATATGGCCTCAACAATCACGCATTATTGGTGCGCTTCACCAAATCCGCTTGGGGCATCACCAAAAAGGACAAAGAGGCGTCCGCCAAACTAGTGCAGGAAACCGGGGCCAAGGCCAGCATGTTAGGTGTGTATAAAAAACTGATCGATCCGGGCCAGCCGCAGTTCAAGGCCATCACCAAAAATCAGGGTGTGGCCTCCAACATTTTTCGGTCAATGGCTGGGCCTTGGGATAAGGCCAAGGGCGGTTACTGGATCATTACGACTAAAGGCTTACCTCAACTCGAAACGGTCATGGATAACTTGGAAGAAAAGCACGATAAACTGGTTGGGGAATTCATCCAAGCCCTGCCCGGCATTTTGGCAGATGCTGAAGCGAAGGGCGGCACCACGTATGACGCCAGCCTGATACCCTCACCCGAAGAAATCCGGGCCAAGTTCCAGTTCAACCTTGAGCGAGAAGTTCTGGCACGGGGCGAGGACAACGCCGTCCTTAATCTGAGCAAAAAGATGCGGGACGATATCGGCAACGAGGCCAAGGCCAAGGAAGCGGCACGGTTCAAGGGCGTGTTGGATCACGTCGAAGAGACCGTCCGCGAAAAACTGGGCGAGATGCTCGTTAACCTTCGCGAATATGGCGACAGCATCAAGGGCACCAAACGCAAACGGTCCTTCAAGGATACGCAGATCGATCACATGAAAGGGCTTTGCGATCTGCTCCCCGCCTTGAACATCACCGGGGATCAGCGTCTGGCTAAACTGGCGCAGGATATTGCCAAGCACTTGACCCAAACCAGTGCAGACGATCTGCGCGGCAACAAAAAGCCGGGCGATAACCGGACTGATGCACGGCGCGAAGCAGACGCCGCCAAGGTACGGGAAGAAACGGCGGATAAAACAGAGCAAATTATTGCTGATCTCGACAACGTCTTTGGAGACGCTGATCGGGACGCCGCCTGATATTAGGGGCCGGGACTATGTGATTTCCCGGCCCCGCTTTAGTTATTCACCAGCCAATATTGAAAGGCAACATCATGTTAGACCAAACAAACACCGACACCGCCGTCCAGCAACGTGCCGAAAAGAAGGTATCAAAAGGCCGTCAATTCATCATCAAAAACGAGTGCTTCATCGCGACACCCATGCACAGCATGAGCGTCAAATGGACCGACAGCGGCACGATGGCAACGGACGGCGCATCGCTGTTCATCAACCCCTTGTTTGTCGATCAGGAACTGACCCGCCCGGAAACAACCTTCGTTCTGATACACGAAGTCCTGCACAAAATCCTGATGCACAATTTCCGCCTCAAGGGCCGGGACCACCGCATCTCGAACATCGCCGCCGATCATGTCGTCAACATCCTGATCACCCGGATGGGTATGCATAAGGCAATCACTGACGCCAAGTTCCGCCAGCTATCCAAGGACTGGTTGATCGAATACGGCAACTTTAAGCATGACGCTTACCGGATGCCAAAGGACGCCATCATGGACCCGAAGTTCGCCGGGATGGATTTTGAAACCGTCTATAATCTGCTGAAACGTGAGGAGGACAGCGAAAAAGACGATGACAATAACGGCGACGATGGCGACGATGACAATAACGGCGACGATGGCGACGATGACAATAACGGCGACGATGGCGACGATGACAATAACGGCGACGATGGCAACAACGGCGACGATGGCAATAAGCCATGCCCTTGGGGAATACTGGAAGAGCCGACAAACGAAGAGGGAGAGGCCATGTCCGCCAAGGAAGTCGGGGAGGCGGTGAAAGAACTCACGCAGACCTTGGCAACCGCCGCCAACATCGCCAAACGCCGGGGCCAGATGCCCGGTATCTTGGGCCAAGCCGTGACCGCATCAACCCAGCCTTCCCGCGACTGGAAGGATGAGATCGAAGAAGAGATGAACGATACCATCATCTCCGATCACTGCTTTTCAAAGCAAAACAGGCGGACACCGGGAAGCCGCCTCGTGACGCCGGGAAGGACCAAGGAAGGCATGGGGCCGATGGCGGTCCTGACTGATGCCTCCGGCTCGGTGAATACCAAAGAATTCTCCCAGTTCATGGGCGACCTCTTGAACATCGCCGAAGATATCCAACCGGAGAGCATCGTAAGCGTTCAATTCGACACCAAGGCCAACAGCCATGAGTTCATCGAACCCGGCGACGAGCTAACCCTTAAGCGGGAACGCGCCGGGGGCACAGACTTTCGGGCCGGGTTCGATTATCTGACTGATAACGATCTGATGGATGACCTCGACCTGATCATCGTCTTCACCGATGGCGGCGATAACCACTATCCCGACGAGCCTGACTGCTCAGTAATCTGGGCGACCACCGGGGCTTTCTACCAAGGCGATCCTCCCTTCGGGCGGATTGTTCAAGTTAAGTTCGACTAACCTCAACCCCCCGGCGCAAGCCGGGGGCCATCATTCACTATGTGAAAAGGAACCCACGCCATGACCCAAGTAACCATAAGAGCCGCCGTAGAATTCTTCGCAGACTTTAGCGGTCAAGTGCTAGATGAAGATGATATTCAATCTGCTATTTCGGAAATTGGAAATCCCGATAGCACTCTGCCCGTCACAAAAACATCAGAGACAATTGCGGATTTTATCAATGCCGGATGGAGCGATTTCCGCAACGGTAAATTCAACGCCGCCGGGATCGTGACCCTGACCAAGGGGTTCAGCACAGCGACGATAGCAGACCTTGGAGACTATCGTCTTGCGTATGTTTCAGCCTAACCCCATCCGATCATCAATCAGACACGAAAGGCCAACCCCATGACCCAAGTCACCATCAACCCAAACACCAACCGGCTTCGCCAGCTATGCCATGACCACGGCACCGTTTGGTGGAGCGACCCGGCAGGGCCGTGGCTCATGCCGTGCTTCAACGGCCAGCTTGGCCTATCCATCACCTCACTGGATGGCACCCACACCCGCAACGTGCCGTTCGACAACACCGTCAGCGTCAATCACCCCTTTTGAAAGGCCCAGCCCCATGGCTAAACCCATTGAAGGCGTTCGCATAAACGATGGCGCGAACTGGTGGAAACACCTCCGCAAATACGCCAAACGTAACTTCAACAAACGCCTCCGCAAGGCAGGAAAGAAGGAAGCCAAAGCATGACCGACCAACAACAAGAGATCATCGACACCCTCGTCACCGCCCTCCAGAACCTGATCGAATTCGACATGATCAAAGACCCCGATGGCGATCACATGCAGGAAATTGCCGTCGCCTTGGCTATGGCGCGAGGTGACATAACCCCTGACGCCCCCGCCGATGGTCACGCCTTGGCCAACGCCGCCATCGATGCGGCAATGGCCTACGAAGTCCAGTGCCCCGTCTGCCACAGCAAAACAGACGTGTATCACGATGTGTGGGCTGTGGTCAGGTGCCCCGTCGCCCTATGCACCGGGGAGATCATCAACCCTCACCCCGACCCCGACAACGTCCTGACTGATGTTGAACGGGCCGAACTCGACGCCCTCAACACCCAGCGCAGCCTTGAACGCGCCAAGCTTATCTTGGGGAACAAACACGCTGTTCTGTAGGGATATAATCTATTCTCGCCGGGGGATACGTAAACGTATACCCCGGTGAATTTAGTCACAAGATAATATTTCGGGACGTGCCTTAATTGGTCACCCTATGGGGTAGGCGAAGTTTTCGAAAACTTCGTCGCCGCCTACAGAATATTTCATTCATTTGTGTATTGACTAACGAATATTGAATTAACCCTTAGTTGAAAGGACTTAGCATGGAAATCACCATCGCCGCCCTCACCGCCGCCATCGCCCTGATCCTGTACCAGCATTATGTGATCAGAGACCTCCACAAAGAATGTGGCTTTCAATTTTACACCATGGTTCAAGCCGCCAAAGGAAAGATCGAAATGAAATTCGATCCCGAAGACGGCGGACTGTGGATCAAAGAAAAGGAATAACGCCATGACCCCGCCCAAGCACAACCCCATCGCCCGTGACTTGCGAACACCCAAGTACCGCAAGCGCATCGTCGCGTCCAAGGTCAAGTATGACCGCAAACGCCAACCCAAGATCGAAAGGACTATGTGAAATGCCAACCTTCATCATCGACATGCCGGGCAGAAAGCCCATCGACATCACCGACGCCATCAAGCGTGACGGCGTAGAGACCGCCCTCAAGGACGGCCTCAAGAAAGCCTTAACCCCTAAGAAGAAGGACACCCAATCCAATGTCTAAGCTAAACCAAGTCACCGCTACCTTCACCACCACCCGCAGCTATGGCGAAGTCTCCGCCGCACTGGACCTCCTCGCACCTGTTGTCATGCGGATAGAACACTCACCTATCCCCAACGGCGACGCCGCACCCGCACCCGCACCAACCCCCCGCGCCAAGGGCAACGCCCGTTCATCCAGAAAGGGCACAAACAAAAGGGTCAACGGTATCCTCCAACGTCCGGAGAAGTACACCGATCCCCGCCTCGCTTGGGATGACACCAATGGCCGCATCGATATTGATCAGTCGCTGATCAGCCTTGGCCTCACCGAAGATCAGCTAATAGCCATGCACACCAAAGTGGGCACCGTCGAATACGCCGTCAGAATCGCCTTGGACCGCCAACGGTTAAGGTCAGCATCATGACCCGCGCCATCAAGAACCCGGAACTGGCCCGGCAATACCAAGCCTTCACCGAAGCCATGACCAACTGCGACGACGTAGACATGCGCTATATCTGGAAACTCAAGCGCGACGATGTCGTGCGCCGCGATAAGGAACAATCCAATGCCCAAGCAATCTAAACCAGCCACCGCCAGCGTCACCGTCCTCACCAGCGTTGGCCTACCCAAAGACCTGCGCGATCTGATTGACAAGCAAGCCGCCGCCCAAGAACGCTCAGTCTCCAAACAAATCATCCATCTGATCAAGAAAGGATTGGCCCAAGATGCCAGCACCTGAAAAAGTCGTCGCGACCTTATCCCCTCAGTGCCGCATCACTTATGATGCTAACCAGTGGATGGTCCAGACCCGGAAGGCCGTCACCGCCAAGTGGCACTCTAATCACTTCGTTGGCTCCACAGGAGCCACGCTAGAGCGCATCCTTGATGAAATAGGGGTCCGGGTGCCCCCAAAACTAAAGAAGGCCCTCCCTGCGCGATCTGAAGCCTTCCTAGACTGGTACAACAAACAGGGAGACGAACGATGACTGACTTCATAAACCACATCATCTCGTGGCTTTACACCCACCGGATATGGGGGCCGCGCTGTGATGAGTTTGAGCCAGCGTGTTGGGTTTGTAATGCGTGGGCTAAACATGACGAATGGTTTAACAAGTAGATGGATAACTAACCCCAACAGGGCGGAGCCATTATGTGGTTCCGCCCTGTTTCTCCATCCCACTGCATCCCAGCAGCTTTTCGTAAATGCGATCTCTACACCTCAAGCTGACCAAGGGTGTTCGCGGTTATCCCTTTATATCTTTTTATTTTAAGTTAGGGGGTATATAAACAGGGATGTATACACCCACACACTTCCCCAGAGAAGTTGCGCCAAAAAACTGTATTTCCGGGATAATCTGTAAGTCATTGGTACTTAAGCACTATTCGCATTACACTTAATCCCGCATCACGTTTTCACCAGTCAATCTCGTGCCCAAACCATTTTTCATAGGCTTTTCGGCAATCTTCGAGCCGCGCAAATCTAAAAACCCGACGTGTTTTACCGTCTAAATGCTTCTGATCTCGCCAACACGCCTCGCCTAAGATCGAAATAAGTTCCCTACCAAAACCGTTCAAAGGTTTCGGATAGCGAAATCCCCCCTCCTTTAGGTGCATTTTGTAGCCCGAATGTAGTTCATTTCCCGGCACCAATTGCAGCCAACCTTCCCCCTCATCGAACCCCCCATCTGCGCCTATTTGCGCCCCGCTCTCCAGCGAGGCGTAGACCCAACTGCCTACATGCGACAAGGTCTCTTGCTTCTGGTCAGCCAAGGCTTGGGTCTTTGGCGGGACGTGGACCAGCGTTTGGTCAACATCCCAGCCCATCAATACGGTCATCAGGGCTTTATATCCTGCGCCGCCATTGGCCTGAAGCTGGCCATATATAGCGTTGAAGTATGCTTTATCGCCGATGCGTAACCCCAGACAAGCGAATACCGCAAACCGGCGTTCATCAAATGTTGCAGGTATTGCCCAGTCACTGTTGGAAGTGATAAGCACCCGTGCAAAGTTCCCGACCATATATGGCTCGTAGCCCTTGCGCTCAATGATGTGGTGGTTGCCGGAGATCAACAGTTTGAGTTTACCCTCTGCGGCTTTGTCCCCAGCCCAGAAGGCTTCCTCGAATTGGAACACGATGACGTTTTCCATGTGCGAGTTGAAGTTCCCCAGCATCATGCGCTTGTCAGCGGTTAGTATATAATAATCCTTGGCCAAGTGTCCCATCACATCAAACGTCAATGATTTTCCTGCGCCTTTGCGGCCTGTAATAACAATAGCCGTTTCGGGTTTCTTCCACGGTGTTTGGACCATCTGAGCAAAGTAATTCATGATCCATTTATAATCCGACACGTTGCCGCCGCAGACCACATCGCGTATGTGCCGCAAGTATTTATCGCAGCCCTTTTTAGCCGCCTTCATGTCAATATTGGCCGGGGAATACTCAAACCCCCGCCATTGATTATAACATCTGCCCACCGGCCCAATCGTCTTGGGGTTAAAAGTGAACCCATGATACGTGCGACGCTTTTCGTTCATGATCCAGACACGCGACAGAAATATCTTCTTGCCTGTATCGTCATCAATATAAAACTTATCGACGTTGGCCATATGAAACGCCTTCTCCCCATAGGTCTCTATTTTTGCGCGGCCTGTTTCGTCTGTGTATTCCTCCAGCACCAGATAGCTGTTCCCTAAAGTTATCAGCGAGTGACTATGGAACATCAAATCTATGGCCGACATGGGCCGCTTCTCCACCTCTTCGCTATCCGGCTCGTCTGCGAACTGCGCGTCCGGTGTGTCTGCGCCGATGCGCGATCCGGCGTAGGCGTAAGCGTTCTTGACCTTGACGGCGAGTTCATCGCCGGACCACGGCGGTGAGCATCTTGAGTTCCAATCCCCCAGCATCCGGTCCAGACATTCTCCTTCAGATACACCCATGTCGCGCACCTTACAGGCCACCGCAAAAGCATTCGCGTCACCGCCCGCACCTTCGATGCTCTCGCGGGCGACCTTGAGATATTCATCAGCGCGATCTAGGTTCTCGGCCAAATCTAATTCGCCCACGGCCTGATCACGCTTATCGTCACGGGGTTTAGGTTTGGTACACATATCAAGCAGCTTCTGCGGGGCCTCAAGCATCTTCGCACCAGTATTGATCACTGTATATTCAACATCATCAATGATCGATCCGGGTCCAACGACGTAGCCACCGACGCCACGGATATCCACGCCATCAGCGATACGCGACGCGGAATTACTTATCTCCACGCCATCAGGGACTATGTAATAAAGGTGCCGACCACCCGTAGGCGTCGCCACCTGAAACAAACTCTCCTCAATCGTCAACGCCAGCCAATTGGCCTCACCATCGATGCCGCCTTTCATGTCGATGTCCACCACCAACAGCCGACCACCACACATCACACCGATGTTATAATCCCGCCCGTTGGCCCACGGCGCACCGTCTGGCCCAGCCTCGTCTTGCCACCCTGTAGCGACGGGAGTTTTCTTGCCTGACTTGAGCCTGAATATCTTGAAGCCCTTCTTGGCCAACGCCCCTGCAAATTTCTTCCTTGTCATTCTTCTTCTCCCTCTTCGTATGGCACCATGAATAAAGGCGTCTCATCCCCCACCCATGCCCCAACAATATTGAACTCAAAAAACTCTTCGGCTTCTTCCCACGACATACCATCGCGCCCGACTAAAATTCTCAGCACCCGCTTGGTGTCATAGACCAGCACGTCTGGCTGCGAACATCGCCGCCCGACACCGATGATGGCCTCATCTAATCCGTCTGCTTTTAACATCAGCCTTTTTCACCGTGTTCAAAACGCGCCTGACGCGCCTTCTTCAACGCGGCCACATATTCCGCTACCATATCGTTTTCATATGGCTCGTACTCCATCCACAATACAAACCCGTCGAGGTCATGGTTTTCATCCGGGCATATGCATATATCCCACGGCTTCAGCACCCCTTCCTCTGGGATGTCGCTCAATAGATAAACAGGCGCGTTGGTCTCATGCGTGAGCGCCTCTATCTTCAGCCGATCAGCGGCGTTCAGCGCAGGGCCTTTGACTTCAACATAGGCACCTTTGTCGGGTAGTCTGAAGTCTGGCAGGTAGCGGATGATCTCGCCCTTGTACTCCATCTTGTAGCCTTCAGGTTCATACTCCCACACCCAATCCATGGCGTCGAAGAACACAGCCCATTTTGCCTCCAAGCGCGATCTGAACTTATAGCCTTTGTATTCGGTCTCGATTGCTTCAATGGTCATCACCGTGTCCCCATACGTTTAAATTTTGCCTGACATTCTTTGCTTGGCATACGTTCTGTTATTACGCACTCAGTCTTAACTTCCAACTGATCAAATCGGTCTAAGCTGTGCTTCATTCGGTATACGATTTCTCTGCTAACAGTGCGGCCACTGAACCCTGCACTGTTTTTGATACGGTCTATTAACTCTTGCGGCATTCTGAGCGTTACTGATTTATGTTCTTTCAAATCTTGGTGGGTCATCCCATCTCTCCTTCACAGATTTCTATCACCCAAGCGCACTCGCGCTTATCGAATTCACCGATGTGGCAATCCACCTTGGCCAAGGACATCTTGCTGGCCAACCAGCCATACGCCTGACTGCGCGTCATGTCCCCGAATTGCCAGAAGATATCGAAGGCGTTATGCGCGTCGATCCGCGCCCGGCTTAAATCCACGTCCTTATTGGATTGGTTATACCGCGCCATCTTCTCGACCCAGTTTGTGCTGTAGTTCGTGGTCATTTATTTATCCTCCCCCCGCGCCCTGATAGCTTTGACAAACATTTCTTTCCAAAGGTCAGCAAGGTCTGTGCTTTCGATATAGGTAATTATGTCATCACGCTCCTCAATGCGGCCTACCCCGATGCCAGCCTCGAAGGATGCTGCCTTGCCTTCAACGATGGCTTTGGCACACGCCCCTATATCGCCACCGTGGTTATCTTTGTAGGCGCGGGTTTTGAATAGGTGTTTCTCTGCTAGTTTTTCTGGGGTCATTTAACGTGCTTCCATGTTTGGCCTTTTAAGACCAACCCTATCGTGCCGTGTGTGACGCCAAACATTCGGCCCATTTCCCGCTGGCCCAACTTATCTACGTTGGCGCGTATATACTTGACGTTCTTCTCAGTGAGTTTTGCCCAGTGGGCGTCTTCACCTTTTGCTGCGTTTCGGGTCCCATGTCTGTTTGCATCCAGCGCGTTGTTTGAGCGGGTATCCCACCGGAGGTTAGTCAGCTTATTGTTGGTGCGGTTGCCATCATAATGGCAACACTCCATCGTTGGGGGGCATGGGCCAACGAAGGCTTCAAGAACTAACCGATGTACGTTGTGATACTCTCTTTTCTTACCGGGGCCGGTAAATGAAACAATAGGATATCCTGAGCCAGAAACGTAAGCGGTCAGCATCCTTCCTTTATAGCTACGTTCACCCCGCCCACCGTGGGGTTGTCCTGCCACTATCATACGGTCAAGAGAGCGAACCCGCCCTCCATCACTGACTTGGTACGCGCCCTCCCACCCAGATATATCTAGCCATTTCATACTTAAATACTCCGTATATTTTGATATCTATTTACTATAGATGGTTAGTGCCAGTTATAGCAAATTATTTTCGATATCGGCGTCCGGTCCAGCCCTCTGCGGCTATTGGCATACCTTCAGCCCACTCAGGCACCTCAGCCATGATGTTCTCGAACTCTTCCAGCGATCCTCCGTCATGCAGATACGCGACGATCTCATCATGGATATGCATCACCACGCGATACCCAGCCGCCTCAACCCTTATTAACGCTTCAGCGAGTAAATCTCTGCACAATGCTTGGACAATGTTCTCCGCGATCTTGCCGCCGTATGTGGACAGCCTCTCGACTTTATGGGTGAATGAGTTTTCGCCCATGTAGGTGATACTCATTTGTCTGCCGCCCCACGGTTTGGTGACCGGTGCCATCTTGCATCTGGGGAAACACAACAGCCGACCTGATGGCAACTTGAGCCACAGATGCCCACGCTTATGCGTGAGTATTGTCCGGTCAACACTCACCTTTGTACCCGGATTGTTGATGGCCTTGGTGGCCCCTCGCTCCAAGTCGTACCACCAATTGACTATGTGGGTGTTGGCCTTGCGCCAGTTCTCCACGATCTTCTCGACCTGATCGTCCTTCAACTGCACCCCATATCCAACGGCCATGGCGTTGAACGCGCCCTTGGCCCCCTGATAGCCCAGTGCCAAGCAATTATGGACAAGCACCCCAGACACAGTAAACCGGTGCCGGGGGCCGCAGTTTAAGAGGTCATAGACGCGAGACGTTCTTGGATGACCCGCCACTTTTTGCGCTTTTCCACCACTGCCAGTTCTGCTTGGGCGAGTATTTGCTTGCGGGTCAACCCGCTTCTCAACTTCCGCTGAACGGTGTTTCTCGCGTAAGGCCACTCGCTCTGTTTGAACTCCCAATTGCTCGGTAATGTTGATCTTCGGGTGTTCCGCATTTGCTGTCCGCGTGTCGCCCAACGCAGGTTCCCCGGCTCGTAGTGCCTGTTGTTGTTGATCCTGTCTATCTCCCAATCCCGGTGAAGGCCAAGGTTCTCCTGTATCCACAGCCCCGCTTCCAACACCGACGAGAACCTGAACTTGATCCCCCGCGCCCCGTAATTCTTCCACGAAGGGTCCCCTTGGTTGGTGCATCGCCTCTTCGCCGCCGTTAGACGGCGATCCAACCATTTGGGGATGCGCCTCGGCTGGGAGCAACTCTGGCACCCGTTGGTTTTGTTCTTCAACAGGTTGTATAAATTTATCCATTTCTCCACGCAACAACCCACACACCGGACACGTAGATGCCGGGACCCGTTTTTCTTCATCACTGATGGGGATATCACTTTCACCCAACCGAATTGCAAGCCCACCATTTCCGGTCTCTGCAAGGGGGATTTCGTTCCGGGCGCATTCGTCAAATAAGGCTTGCCGTCCACTGGCTGTCCAGACGGCATGGTCCTTTGTCGCGGTGAGATTTTGGTAGGTGATGACATCACGCACTCCTTTGAATATTGGCCCGTCATGTTTCACCCACTCTACGCCGTCCCATACCCTAGCGCAACTACGGACTTTCTCAATAGGGCAAAGCCCGTGATCTGTGAGGACCAACTCCCCTTCCGCTATACAGGCGACCTTGCCGACCTGACGCTGGTCCTTGGTCACGTCGTCGTAATCCGCGCCGTAAATATCCATGGCGGCGACCTTGTATAAATCCTTCCCATCAATGAACGCCTTCAGGACGTTCTGCTGACCAGCCATCCACGCCAGCCCACGCGCCTCAACGGAATTAAAATCGCTGCAAACCAATTCCTCACCCTCTGGTGCGGCGATCATGCCCCTTAAGCAGTCAGAGACCTCGGCCAGTGACTTGAAATCGAACTCATTGATGCGGCGTTCGATCTCATCTTGATCACACTCTGGCCGTGGAAAGTTCTGGGGCTGGACACGTCGGCCAGACCAGCGGCCTGTGCTTTCTGCGCCGTAGAACTGGAGGATGCCGCGCATGAACCCATCGTCCATGGTGCCGCGATCAAACGCCTCTAGCTTCTTGGTGGAAGTCTTGGCGTAGTCGCGCCTCAACATCAGGGCCTCTTGGATGCGGCCCTTGTTGGACGCTATGGCTTTTTCTAGGGACGCCTTGGCCACGCTGGACACCCCGGCGAATGCCTTGAGGCCGACCAGATCGGAACACGAATTGACCTTGGACTTGGTGACTTTACGCATTTGCTTGTCGAGGTCATTGCGCTGGTTTCCGCACCATTTGATCAATTTGCGGGTATTTAACAGGTCCACAGGGACACCGCGCTGATTTATTTCGTAGTCCAGTACGTAGAGATCGGCCTCAGAGGCTCTAAGCGGACGCAGTTTTGATGCTGCGGCGCGTTCCGCCTCGACATCTGTCTTGCAATATTCATAAAGGCGGTTCTTGCGGCCATCGTCATCCCACCAAACAGGGGTGCCGTCTTCGTTGATCCTGCGCGGTCTCGACATCTGCATCATCAGCCGATGCCCGGCCATGTCTTTGGTGATCTTCAGGTTGAGGGCTTGGGTAGATTTATCCAGCCCCAGCGGTAAACTCATCGCCGCCGACATCATCATTGAACAGCGGCACTGCCGCACATCCAGCGGGGGCCAGCCATAGCGCACCACCATGATCTTGTTCCAGATGGCCAGTTCAAAGTGCGCGTTCCACGCGCCAAACAAACCACCGTCAATGATGTGCGCTTCAATCCGCGCTGGTAGCGGCTCACCCTTGATCCATATTTTCACCGGCTCATCGTTAAACGCATACGCCATGCACCACGCATCAGTGTACGGGTGATCGGCGTAGATGTTCACGCCGGTCTTCGGCAGATCAATGATAGACCGTGTCTCGAAGTCGGCTCTTAATATGTCAGTCATACCCACATCCCAAACACAATGATGTTCCGCGCAATCGCGGCCACCGTGTATATCAACGTGATCTTGGTGGCGGAACGCACTTGCCGCTCGACCTTGAACACAATAGGGATGACGTAATAGGCCAGCAGCCAGCTAATAACGAAACCGGTGCCGACGTTTACAAAGCTGAATAATATCGTGTCAGTCATTTTGTTAAGGCTCTCTCTATTGACCAGCCTCTTTGTAACCGGATGGATACTGCCCCACTGTTTAAGCCTAATTCTCTAGACCAAGCCGACATACTTTGTGTTCTTCCTTCAAAGGTCAGTTCCTTTGCGAGGTATAACTTAGGAGACAGCGCCTTCTCTATAAGCCAGCCGTCCAATAAACGCTGCGACGCTAGTTGGTAGTTGACCCCCGTCTGTCTGCACCACTGGGCCAGTGTTTGGGTCTTACCCCTCCAAGTTATCCACTTGTTATCTCGTCGGTTGTTGTTCTGTGTGCTTACATCTGCCCACCTACAGTTTTTGGGGGTGTAGTTTTTGTTGTTATTTATCCGGTCTATAGATGTTCCCTTTGGTGGGGCACCCATGTCCTCAAAGAAGTTCTTAAAATCATGCCATCTTTTGCAGACTGATACCCCTCTCCCACCATAACTGTGGTACTGCGGGTTGTTTGAATTATTACAACGTGCCTTCATGTTGAGCCACGCCTTATAGACAGTGGTTTTACACATGCCGTGTCGGAACCGCTTAGACATATTAAATCTCCTGAAAGGTAAGGGGGGAGACAAAGACGCCTCCCCCCGTGTAGGCTTATCAGTTGTTATAGTATGTCATCTTCATCGTCGTCAACGTCGATGTCTTCAGCTTCCTCGCTGTCCGCATCTTCATCGAAGTCGTCGTTCGGGTCAGTCCCGCCGCCGCCCAGCGGATCACCCGCCTTGACGTAGAGAACATTCCCCAGATAGAACGTAACCCCGGAGTTGCCATCGACCTTGAAACCCTTGGCCGTAATCATGGCTTTCACATAATCACCGGACTTGATCTCGTCCGCTTCGACCTTGTGCATCACGCCGCCTTCCTTGCGGACGACCTTGGGGGCCGTACCGTAGGTGGATACGTTGATGTAGATGCCGCCTTCTTCGTGGCCATCTTTACCGTCTTGATCTTCGCCATCCCTGAAGGGCCAACCGGAACCTTTTTCCAGCTTCTTCTTCTTGATGCCAGACGGCAGTTTCTTTTCGCTGCCATAATGTTCGATGGCGGCTTCCCATGCGGCGTCTTCGAGCGCCTCAAGGTCCGTACCGGGATCAAAAATCAACATGCAAGAATACTTATCCTTGCCGTTCTGAGCCTGTTCCGGCGTGTGGAGTTTTGCGTAACTAAGTCTGGCTAGTGGTGTCTTTGTGGGCATCTTGCCCTCCTTGTTGCCTTGGTTAATCGTCAGCGAAATCGCTGGCTACACCCGCGCTAACCTCTTGCGCGGGATCGTCTTCGGGCACCATCTTGGTGCCTGAACTCTCCCTCGAAACCAACTTATCCATGTCGTCACGTTGGTCCTTGGTTAATAGCTTCTCCATCTGGGCTGGCGAGAGCATCGCGCCGGGATGGTAAATATCGTCGGCGCGTAGGCCGTACTTACGCTTGAGCGCCTTGACTGCTTTATTGTCGTCCAGCCACCTACGCACAGGTCTTTTATCGACCAGCTTAAAACCGTCAACCGTCTCGCCCCGCTCCAGCATCTGGAGCGCCTTGGCCTCGACGGCCTTGAGGTAACTCTGAACATAGCCCGACCACCGTAGAACCTCAGATAGGGAGTTATCACCCATATCCTCGACCTCCGGGATGATCAAATCACCCTCATCGTCAAACTCAATCATGGCTTTTTCCAGCGCGAACGCCTCGGCCTCTGGGCAGTGCGGTTTGTGCTGGCACCACTGACATTGTTTCTCGCCGGGGGTGCGCGGCGCGTCGGGGTCTTCTGTGGCGTATGCGGCCTTCCGGGCCTCCTTGGCGAAGTCGTTCATGTATTTGCGGGTCACGGTCCAGCGGCGGATCGGGTTGGCCGTGCGCGGCTGGATGATGACCATTTCGATCTCTTCGATCTCTTTGTTCTTGTCGAACTCCAGCATCGCGCCGACGCCATACAGCAACGGCTGCGGGTTCTCGCGCACCTCAACCACACCACGGCCATACTTCAGATCGTGGACCTTGAGAAGTTTTGTGGTGTGCAGGACTGCGTCCGACGTGCCGAAGATATCCGGATGGATGGCGGACATATCCAGCCGCTTCTCTATGTGGAGGATCGGGGTAGGAAGGCCCATGTCTTTGTAGTCACCACGCACCACGTCGAGATACATCTGGACGCCGTTGACCATTTCCCGATCAACCTTGAATTCCCAGTCGGCCACCTTGATGACCTTGCCTAGAAACTTCTCGGCGTCCCAGCCTTTCTTGAGGCACCTCTCACCGACCTCATGCGCGGCGGTGCCTTCGGCGGCGTAGATGTTCTCTTCGCGGGGGTAGGCCTTTTCGGCGTTGACCTTACCGGCGCACCCCATCCACCCTGCGGCCCCCGATGGGCCAAGTCTGCTGTGTTTAGGCATATCGTTTGTGTCCTCTACTAAGTTGCTTCGGTAGCGTGTGACGCTGGGCATATGGTTGTGCGCTTCGAGCGGAACCACTTTATCTATCTTGGTTATCCACCCTACGGACGTTAAAGCCCTAACGCCCGACACCCAGACGTTGCTGTGTACACCTTTCGGTGCCTGTAGTCCTTTGCGGCGGCAAGCCTTGGTGAACTCATCCCCGTTTACGATGGACCTCGACATTAGATACTGTTCATTGATCTCGAAGTACCGCTCGACAAAATCAGGAGCGACGGCGACTGCTTTTTCCCAACATTTGTCGGCCAACGCTATCGCGTTTTTCATACGTTCGGACACATCATTCTCCTAAATGTTCAGTGAATAGTTTCATCCATTCGGTGCGATCCTCGACCCGCGCCATCACCAGATCATCCAGCGTGTCCACGCACACCAGCGTCGTGATAGTCACTTCTTTGGTGGCCCCGGTTCTCCAGAGCCTTCCCTGCGCTTGCTCGGTTGCGTCCCTCGACCACATAGGATGATACATGAGAGCGTCGCTACAGACGTGCTGGAGGCCATCCACGCCGTGGCTCATAGAATTGATCTGGGCCAGCAACACGCAGCCCTCACCCGCTATGAACTCCTCAACACTGGCCGATAAATACTTATTAAATACCCGCTCTAGGGTCTCGCCCTGCTCAACGAATTCATAGAAAATAACCACCGGGCGTTTGTCCAACGCCAGCCACCAGTCCACCGCCTTATCGCGCCGGTTGCTGTCGTAGACCGTGACTTCTTTTTGATCGTTGTAGATAAATCCGCTCCCAAGCTGACGAAGTTTTCCGCTGGCCACGGCGGCGTTGGCGGCTTCGACATCGTCGGTCACCATATGCTTCTTCATCTGTTGGTAGACCTCGCGGGTGCCGGGGTGCATGTGGAACCGGATGGTGCGTTCGGTCAGTCGCGGCAGGTCTTCTTTCTTGGTGTCTTCGACCAGATAGATGAGTTTCTTGACCTTGTCCGTAATCCGTGTCGCGCCGTCGTCTTTGAGCGTCCAGTTGTAGCCCATGTAATCTGAATAGAAATACCGGCTCAGATAATTATATCGGTTGGTCCCAAGGGCTTTGCCCTTGTCGATGATCCGGGCCATGGGGAATAGCTTCTCGAAGTCTTGGCTCACGGGTGTCGCCGTCATGCCGACGCGCCACTTAAAGCAATCTCCTTTGCGTTTGGACTTGAGGCCCTTGGATTGTTTACCAGCGGCCTTCGATAGTTCATCGATAATAATTCCATCGCACTCATGATCTTGGTTCAAGAGCCAATCAAGGTTGTTGAGGCTGACCATGATGATGTGTACCACGCCATTGGTCCTCATCAGGCCGCGTGTGCGCTTGGCGCTGTCGCCCTCAAGCTGGACGATACGGATTTTTCTTAGGTGATCCCACTTCGCCGCTTCGTTCGGCCAGATCATCGTCGCCAGAACCTTGGCCGGACAGGCGACAATAATCTTGTGTAGCTTACCTGCGGCGATTGCTTTGGTGATAGCACTTAATGCTATCACTGTTTTCCCAGCGCCTGTGGGCGCAACCAAGATGGTTGAGCGGCGGGTACTTAGTCTGTCGATGGCGGAAAGCTGTTTAGGGGTCAGTGATCTCGCTGATGACATTATCTACTTGTTCCTTATCGTCCACTACGTGGACCTTTATACCGGCGTTCTTGAAATGCTTGATTTGACGTTTTTGGATTTCGGATAAGCGGCCTTTCTTGGTGGGACTTTTTAGTTCGACAAATATAATTCTTCCTTTATGGGCGATCAGGATATCGGGGCAACCACTCTGGCCTTCGAACTTAATCTTGCGCCACATTATCCCGTGGCTGGCAGCTTGGCTTTTGAAGTATCTTTGGAGCGCCCCCTCAGTTTTCAAGTTTAAGTTTTCCCTGACCTCTTAGTTCTAATACATACCGATAGCATTTGTCTAGCGTAGTTGTTGTAATAGATTTTTTCGGATCGCGCATGAGGTCCATGAACGACTTGTTCCCGGAGATGGCTACCCCCACGTCGGTCTTGTTCAGCTTGAATTCTTTGATGACCGCTTCAAGTTCCTTGAGGGCTTCTTTCTTGGAGTGCATGGGGGCCTCTTTGAAATTAGAGTTGACCTTTTATATTCTTAAGTTTAAGACTAGTCAAATGGAAACTCCAAAAACAGACGCCTTCGATATCGCCATCCAGTCAGTCACCCAAGATCGGGGTGAGGACTACGGCCCTCCGGGTCCGGGGTTCACCACTATTGGCCATATGCAGTCCATGATCAACCACTGTCGTAACGCCGCCGTGCGCCACGCGCTCAACATGATCATCGTCAAGATCGTGCGGCTGGCAGAGACACCGGACCACATGGACAGTGTCATCGACATCGCCGGGTACGCCCGGACCATTGCAATGATCTTAGATGAGAACTCCGAAACATGAACAACCCGACGATCCCTTCTGCTCAGTTTGGCCTGTCGGGTTAGTGGGGACCGGGGTGTCGGCCCGTTACAACAAGGGCGTGGCTTCCACTCCGGTGTCCTCCACATAGTAAGAAAGGAAGATAAATAATGACTGCATTAGACAGACCGGGAAACATTAACACCGACCCATGGAAACACCGTAGCGCCGGAATGACCTGCACCACCTGTATGTGGTTCGCGGAGAAAGTTAAACCGGCATCGGTGCTGGATACAGACGACCAGCACAACCCGGAAGTGGTGACAATCTTCGGACGCTGCCGCCGTCACGCGCCGACCATGCAGGGCTACCCCGCCGTGTTCGGGAACGACTGGTGCGGCGATCACAAATTGGACGAGAATAAACGATGACCACCAAGTGGCTATCCGCCAAGGAAGCTAAAGAGGTGTTCGAGGACGGTCTTCTCGACGGCGGTCAAGGGTGGGTTGCATATGACCCGGACATATATTGTAACCGGCACCCCCTCAGTGTTCAGGCGCACGTACTGGTCCTTTACACCGGCGGGTTTATGACAGCATTGGAGAAAAACGATAATGGATAAGCTACCAGCAAGTAAGCTGGAGACGTGGGGGCCAAACAGGTGGCCCTCTTCATTTAAACCGGCCACGGATGTTGCGGAGGCATTGGGTTTATCTGTTGAACGAGTGAATAGCTTGGCGGCGGGGGGTTTTATGCCGCACTACCGGGTTGATGACGGAGAGCCGCTGTTTCGACTACAAGATGTTAAGGCTTGGGCGGCGAATAATATACTACAAGAGAACGAAGGCGCACACGTCCCGCCACGTCTGTTCTTACACAGAACAAGTATGTCACCCATGATCGATGTCACTAAGATACCTGTAGAACTTAGTAGCCTTGAAGGGTTGCTTGATGTCTCTCATTGGGTGGGGCCGACTTGCGGGGTATATTTTCTTGTCCAAAATCAGGAAATAGCCTACATCGGGCAAAGTGTTCACACAGCCAGTAGACTGATCAATCATAGTCGAGAAAAAGAGTTCAATGCGGCGTTTTTCTTACCTGTCCCCGCGTGTGAACTAGACCGAATAGAGGGTGCGCTAATCCGTTTCTTTGAGCCACCCCTTAACGGGCGGGTAAAAGCCGGGGGTAAAGTTACTGCCCCTGCTGAATTGACCCCCGATAGTTATACATTAGACCAATTAGATTTAACCCCCACACAAAACGAGAATAAACAATGAATGACCTCAAAGAGGGCCTTGGTCTTCTCGCAGAGACCATGACGGAGCGGGACCGGTTCAGGGACGCGCTGATTGAGATACGCGACATCGCGAAGGTCTCTGAGGGCGTCGAGTTTTACGCCATGCTGGCAGAGAAGGCGTTGGATGGTGGAGAAGGAAACTAAATATGTCACCAAGGAGTATCACGAAGGGGCCATGGCCTACGAACGTGGTGCGGCCTTGACCAGCAACCCGTACCTGAGTGACCCCGATGGTGGCATGTGGTACTGGATGTTTGGTTGGCAGGACGCAATGGCCGCTGACGTGCGGTCCATAAAGCAGACCATCCTCGCTGCTGCAACAACACATAAACCCGAAAATGGAAGATTAAACTAATGAAGCATATCGACGCGCTGTTCGGAGATTTCCGTGACGCTTATGTAATACTCAAGGAAGTCGCCCCCGGCACCACCCACACCAGCCTCGACCCCAATGACGTGGCCCTGATCGTGACCGAAGAAGGATCGGTCCAGTTGTTCTTACCGGCCAACGGCGAGGTCAATGACCGTGGTCTGGCGCTGGTGGAAATCTACAACTCCATGTGCCGCGACAAGGCCGGGGTCAAAGAGAAGGGCAAGGGTGGCAAGGCCATTCCGGAGAACGTGCCGTATCAGGGCTTCACTCAGCCGTTCATCGACAAGATGAAATCACGGGTGCCCGCCGATGAGTGATCACGTCCCCCTCAAACCCACCATGGTGTTCCAGAAGTCGGACAGCGTCGATGATACGGTCCACGCACAGCTTACGTTGCCTGACGGCAAGTTCACCCGTTTCAGTATTGACCGGGAAATGGCCTACGGGATGGTCATCGAACTGGTCTATCACCTGCGCCGCCAAGAGGAGTTGATCGCCAATGCCCCCGTCCAAATATCGCCCGTCGAAGCTGCACGGGGAAACCCAGACGTATAACGTCGTCTTCCCTGTTGATACACTCAACGCATTAAAGAGGTTCGCAGATGGTCTTAAAATCTCCCCCGCCGACTTCGTCAGGGGGGCTGTTGCCGAAGCCCTATCGGTGTCCTCTGCACCCCCGGCAGTTGAAGCGCCGGTGGAGAGCGAAGCGCCTGTATCTAAAGGTTACGCTGATGGTGTGGAGGATGTATGTGCGCGATTGGTTAAGAACCCACGGCTGGCTGTGAAGATGGCCAGCGGCGGCACCATGGGCGAGGACATCGCCAACCACCTCAGAAATCATCTGTTGGGACCCCGGTAATGCATATTTGGTGCAAGGGCAGCGTCGGCAGTACGGTCCTCCAATGATAGGTGCAATCACAGGGGATATTGTTGGTTCGATCTACGAATTCGATAATATCAAGACCAAGAAGTTCCCGCTCTTTGGAGAAAACTGCAAGTTCACAGATGACACGGTCTTAACCGTTGCGGTGGCCGACTGGCTGACCAGCGACAGTGACCTTACCGAACGCCTAACCCACTACAGCTACAAGTATTCCGCTCGCGGGTACGGTAACATGTATCTTGAGTGGCTCAACAGTTGGGACCGCCAGCCTTACAACAGCTATGGTAACGGTTCCGCCATGCGGGTGAGTGCCGTTGGGTGGTTGGAGGATGAGGGCGAGGTGTTAGGTACTGCCCAAGCCTCCGCTGAAGTCACCCACGATCACCCGGAAGGTATTAAAGGTGCCCAAGCCACCGCAATGGCGATCTATTTGGCACGGCATGGGAACACCCCACTGGTAATCCGCGATTATATCTCGTGGCATTTTGACTACGATCTGACCCCGAGTGTCGATGAAATCCGTGAGACCTATAAGCATAACGAGACTTGCCAAAAGACCGTACCGCAAGCCATTACGTGTGCGCTGGAGGCGACGGACTTTGAGGATGCCATACGCAATGCGATCTCAATTGGAGGGGACAGCGACACAATCGCCGCTATCGCTGGGGGTATTGCTCAAGCAATATTTGGAATACCTGCTGACATCCGGGATAAGGCCCTGACGTACTTACCCGAAGAGTTCGTCACTGTGATCTCGCGTATGAACGAACGAACTGCTTCCGCCGCTTAAAGACCTACTGGCTTGACCGTGCGATCTTCCTCACGGTACGTCTGCGGGTCTGTAGGTCCCTCGACACTTCGCGGCCAAGGAGTATCTTGGCGCGTTTGATATTGCCTCTCAAGAACGAAGTCGCCAGCTTCCACTTCGGTATCTCTTTCCCACGGGCCAGCGCGGCGGAGTATTTCTTATCCACGTTGGCGGCGCGTAGGACTTGGCGGATATTCCGATCACTGACCCCTGCGTTCCGCGCTGCGTTGACCAACTTGGCGAAGTCTTCGTAGGCCCTCGTCCGCATTTTGTTTGCGTTCTCGAAGGCTGAGAATAATTCATCCTCGTCCCTTGGGTTGACATCCCCAGCCACGCCATAAAGATAAGACGTGGCGTTGCTCAAGCCCTCTTTGAAGTCGTTCACCCGGAAGTTAAGCGCCAGTTTCGGATCGAACACGCTGGCCCGGAAGCCAGCCGTTGCCATGAGTTCGGTCTTGAGATCATAGACTTTGCCGGACGGAGAGCGTTGGCCGTCCAGTGCCTTCATTATGCGCCGGATGTTCTGCCCGACGCCCGGCCCCAGCCCCTTGAATATGTGATCGCCAACATCCTTAGATATATCTCCTGCTGGCGCGTCGGGGTTATAAACACGTCCGCCGCTGATCTTCTGGTTCAGCGCAAGTTCACCGACGTTCTGTATTGCTATGTCCGGCCCGAAGAACGGCTTGAGCGTCTCCATCACGGCGTCCTTCAGCCCTTCTTCTATAGGCTGGTCGCGCATGATGGCGGTGATCGGGCGGTGCCAGATGTTGAACATATCCAAGTAGGATAAATCCAACGTGATCAACGTGCCGTCCTCTTCGCGTCCGACGACCATGAGGTTGGCGTTCTCTGACCATGTGCTGCCCAGCATTCTGATCGCCTCTAACTCTTCGTCGTCTACGCCGTACATCGATGCGCTCACCGCCGCCAGACCAAACATCCAAGAGTGCGCGACGGCCATGCCCACCGCACGTCGTCTGGCTAGATGCCGCAACTGCGGGTCCGCATAGTCCTCTTGGATCATCTTGACGCCTTCTATTGTCGAGCGAACACTCTCTGAGGAGAACGACACAAAGGGTCCCACGACGGGCCACCGGCCCAACCACTTCATCCCTGAACCCGTCTGGGAATACGTGAACATTGTCCGGCGAACTCTTGCAGCCACAATGGGCGCGGCTTCTGCGCGGGTCATGTTTTTAGCAGCCATGTAGTCGGCCAACTGGCTTTCAAAGCCGATGATCTTCCAGAACTCATCGCCCGCACGATATAGTTTATCGATGATCGTCTTGAACGTCCGGAGTTTCTCAATAGGCACATCGACGTTCTCGCCTAAGTTCTTCTTCAGGGAATGCTCTATCGCGCCCCACATCTCATTGCCGCCGTTGTCCATCAGGTCTTTAAGCTGACCGGCGTTCGGGGTGTCGAGCATGACGCCAAGACGGACCAGTTCGCGGTAATACTCGCGGTCCTTCCCATCAAGCGTCAGCATGTACGCCCGCAT